CGCGTCCGGGCAGGTGGCCGATTTCGGCACGCAGGTACAGGACGCCTCCTCCAAGCTGCAGACCTCCACAGCGACAGTCAACAACATGTTCAACTCCCTGGCGAGTAACCTTGCCGGACTGAAATCCGGCAGCCTCCAGGGTGTCGGGGAGAGCCTGATGGGGCTTGACAAACTGTTCAACAACGGCGGTGTCACCAAAGCCGTCGGCGGGGCGCTTGCCAAAGGCTTGTCAAAACTGCTCGGGAACTCCGCCATAGGCAAGAGCGTGGCCGAGGCATTGGGCAACAGCGGCCTGCTCGGACAGATAATCTCCGCCATCCTTTCAATCCTCGACATCCTGAAGGACGGCATAGGCGTGTTGGTGTCAGGCCTTATCGACACGATACTCAACGCCGTCAGCGGCATACTCGAGAATCTGCTGAACGGCAAGATGTTCGTACAGATAGGGGAGTCGCTCGTGAAAGGCATAGGCGGGATACTGGATGTCGTGACGTTCGGCGGGTTCTCGTCGTTGTTCGGCAGCGGTGACAGCGACAAGAATCTTGAGCGCGACATAGAATACCTGACGACTTCCAACAAGGACCTGCAGAAGAGCATCGACAACCTGGCAGACAAGATGTCCGAGGCGGCCGTATCGGATGCAAGCGGGCTGTACGAGCAGCAGAAAGACAGGTTGAAACAGGCCGAGTCCAACACACGTGAAATGATGTGGCGTGCCGGCGCGGCCTACAGCAACGGTTTTCTCGGCATCGGGGGCCACCACTCGTCGAACTATAAGATTGACAAAGGAATGTCGGGAGCCGACTGGGACCGCATAAGCGCCATTGTCGGTCGCCGCATAGATAGCGCCGGGGCGTTCTGGGGTCTGTCAAGCGAGGAGATGGCCAAAGTGTTCAACGAGGCCAACGACCTGTACTCCAAAATCAAGTCGCTTGCGGATGACGGGTACAAGAACGCTGCCCAGTACATGGACGACTACATAGAGTATTACCGGCAGCTCGAGGAACTTCAGGAAGCCTATTACGAAAAACTTACCGGCATATCGTTTGACAGTGTCCGCGATGACTTCAAGAGCAAGCTGCTCGATATGAAGTCAGACGCCGGGACATTCATTGACGACCTGAACGACATGTTCATGAATTCCCTTGTGGAGGGCATGATGAGCGAGAAGTATACGGCGCGTCTCAAGGAATGGTATAAGAAATTTGCCGATGCCATGACCGACGGCAAGATGACCGACGGCGAACTCGACGCGCTGAGGCGGGAATACAGCAGTATTGTAAATGACGCATTGCGTGAACGCGACGCACTTGCCGGCGCACTCGGCATCGATCCCGACAAGGACGGCAGCAGCCAGTCCGGGCGTGCCGGCAGCTTCAACGCCTTATCCCAGGACCAGGGCACAAAGCTCGAGGGGGTGTTCGTGAGCGTCCAGGGCCATGTCGCCAATATCGACACCGTGGTTGAGAACGTGGCCGAGAAGATGGGGGCGGCAGAAGGGCACCTTGCCAAGATAGAGGAACATACGGGTGACAGCGCGGAAGCTCTCGGAGAGATAAGAGATATGATCAATGAGATTAAACGTGACGGAATAAAGACACTCTGACATGGAAGCACTCGAAGGACTTGTAACGATAAACGGCACCGACATCTGGAAAGAGTACGGGGCCTTCCTCACAGAAGAGAAGCGCGGCGGCCGGGAGAACCTTACCGCCATAATGACCCCGGCGAAAGCCAAGAGCCATGTCGGGGTCAATATCCGGGAACTCGACGGCACCAAATATTCCGCAAGGCTCGATGTCAGGAGCGAGGAGCGCGACGTGACCCTGCACTTCGCCATATTCGCCCGGACCAGGGAAGAATGGCTCGAACACTACCGCGCCTTCATCACCCTGCTCAAGCAGGGCCGGAACGGATGGCTGACATTCCGCTTCCGGCAGCTCGGACTGACAATGCGCATGTTCTATGTCAGCAGCACCGCCTATAAGCCGCTGACCTATCTTTGGCGCGAGGGTGTCCAGGCCAGCCGTTTCAAAGTCACGTTCAAGGAGCCCGAGCCGTCATTCTAACCGCATTATAACACCGTTCAAACATGGTTCTGACAATATACGACAGGGCGGGCAATCCCCGGGCGGAGCTTTCGCCCAACGACAGCTCGACACAGGCCAAGGAGATACAGGGCGACAACGTCCTGACACTCTCCTTCACCCTGTATGAGCATGTGGAACTGGATGTCGATGATTACGTCGACTTCGAGGGGGAGCGCTACCGGCTCACCGAGCGGTACCGCCCCAAACAGGTGTCGACCGGAGAGTGGAAATACGACCTCAAGCTCTACGGCATCGAGAGCCTTCTCCGGAACATACTCGTGATAAAGACCGTCGATGATGAGAACGACCCCGTGTTCTCTCTCACGGCCCCTCCCCGGGAGCATGTGGCGATGATTGTAGAGTGCATGAACGACGGCTGGGACAACATCACTGACTGGAAGGTCGGGCAGGTGGATGGAACCGAGAACATCACCATCGACTACCACGGCAAATACTGCGACGAGGCACTCAGGGAGATAGCCGAGAAAGTCGGCGCCGAATGGTGGACCGAGGGGCAGACCGTCAACGTGTGCCGCTGCGAACACGGCGAACCTGTAACACTCGGCTACAACAAGGGGCTGACATCGATAGACCCCGGCAAAGCCGACAACGTGAAATTCTACACCCGGCTGTGGCCCGTGGGCAGCAGCCGCAACATCGACCCCGAGAAGTACGGCTACTCGCGCCTTCAGCTCCCCGGCGGCCAGAAATATGTAGAGGTCAACGCCGACAAATACGGCAGGGTGGACCATTACGAGGACGCCGCATTCGCCGACATCTATCCCCGGCGCACCGGCACCGTGAGCAGCGTGCGCTCCGAGGTAAAGAAAGGCGAGGACGGCAAGGACTTCACCATTTATTACTTCCGCGACAACAGCCTCCAGTTCAACCCCAACGACTACATGATAGGCGGCAGGGTCATCCGCGTGTCATTCCAGGAAGGGAGCGAACTTGCCGGACTCGGCGACGAAGAGGACGGCACCTACTATTTCGAGGTGAACTACAACGCCGACACCCGGGAATTCGAGATAATAACGATATGGCCGTATGACAACGACATGCAGCTGCCCGGCGGCGCACTCGTGCCAAAAGCCGGCAACAAATATATACTGTGGAATCTTCGCATGCCTGATGAATATTACGGGCTTGCCGAGGAGGAACTGCTGACCGCCGTCAACAAATACAATGCCGACCACGCGCTCGACATATCCGTGTTCAAGGCTCCAACCGACCATGTGTGGATAGAGGACGAGGGTGTGGAGCTGTTCATCGGGCGCAGGGTGCGCCTCGAGAGCGACAAATACTTCCCCGGCACCGGCTACCGCGACAGCCGCATCACCAAGATAACGCGCAAGGTCAACCTCCCGTCGCAGATGGACATCGAGATCGGCGACGCATTGAGCCGTACCGCCCGGGAGAAAATGACCGACGACATAGGCGAGGCCAGGAGTTACGCGCAGTCAATCGGCGCGTCCATATCGATGCCGGACATCATACGCACATGGGACAGGACGGTGCCCACCGACAACAACCTGTTCTCGGCCCGGCGCAGCCAACGGGAATTCATCAGCAAGAACACCCCCGACCGGGCAAAAAAGAAGATCATCTTCGAGGAAGGACTGGATGCCGGCGACTTCATTCCCGGCACGCAGGGCGGAACCATAGACGGCTCCGGCAACGCAGAGCTGCTGACACTCCTTGTGCGCGCCCTGTTAAGCTCCCCGAAATTCGTTGACGGATTCGCCGGCGAAGGGTGGCGTATATGGCTCGAGAATGGGCTGTCGCACCTTACCGTCGACAAACTCACCGTGCGCCAGATAATGACCGTGTTCGAGATGCTCATCGAGAAGATCCGCAGCGTCGGCGGCCAGATATGCGTGTCGGCGGCCAACGGCAAGATAAAGGAGGTGCAGAGTGTCAACGGCCACTATATAATCACCTTCGAGCAGGAGAACACCTTCGCCGCCCACGACCTCATGCGCTGTCAGACCTTCACAGGCGGCAACCTCAAGAGTTACTGGGTGGAAATCGCCAATGTAAACAACGGCAGCGTCGTCATACCCGTATCCGAATTTGCCGGGGCGGTTCCGATCCGAATTTGCCGGGGAGGATCCGATGCCCGGCGACGGGTGCGTGCTGATGGGCAACACCGTCAACCCAAAACGTCAGAACCTCATACTCATATCGGCCACCGAGGACGGACAGCCCCGTATCGATGTTCTCGACGGCATGCATGACAAGAACTTCACAGGCAGCCTCCGTGCCAGGTTCGGCAACCTCGACGGAATCACCGACGACTGGTTCCCGGCAGACAACCAGCCCCACGGCAACGGCATCTACAGCGACAACGCCTATCTTCGCGGCACCTTCCTTTTGGTGACAGGCGAGGATATCAAGACCAAGTTCGAGATAGTCGAGGGGCGCATAACAAGCTCCATCGAGGCGGTGCGCCAGGACTTCGTGGCTGACAAAGGCTACCTGAGCAACCCGGCATTCTCGCTTGGGATGTCCAAATGGGACACCTCCAACGAGGCCGTGTTCTTCCTTGTCGGCAACAGGTGGATATGGGCCAACAACAACGTCCTGACAAAGAAGGGCAACTGCGCAAGTGTGACCCGGGATGATGACCGCACGGTTGTCAGGATAGTCAACAAATACATACTCCAGAAGAATGCCGACCTGCGCAGCAAGCCGATATTCCGCACCAACTCAGACGGCAAGAAAGAGCCGGTGCCGGTCTACCTTAGTTTTTTCTATAAGGTGAAAACCGGCGGCGTTCTGAAAATCGGTTTCGATAATGTCGACAAGACCGGGTTCGAGAATTTCAACTCATTTGAATACTCCACCGGCCTTAATCCCACCGACGGCTACCGTCAGTTCTCCTGCGACGGCCTTTGGAACGGCACAGGCGATTTCAGGCTGAGTTTCACAGGCGAGATCTACCTGTACATGCTCGTGCTGTCGACAGA